CCACTTGCACGCCAATCGTGTACGTAAGCCTCGTGGGTTTGATGCTAAAACTGGCACTATGTTATACAGTGATGAAATTGACGCAAGGTATCATTGTGTCTGTGTTGAACACACTGATTTTAGACCTATACTATTTGAGGATGTTATCAAACGAATCAAAGAAGAAGGTGGCTCAGTGGGGTTTAAGAATGGCAATGGACCCACAATGTAAATAGGCCCTAGTGGCCTATTTCCCTAATCTATTGATATTTTAACATATAAACTGTATAATAAATATTCAATGATTAAGTATTTGCTAATATTATTTTTATTACCGATTCTGTGTTTTGCTAAACCAACAACTGTAATATACAATATTACATCTGACCAAGTTATAGATGGTTCGTTAAACAGTACGGAAGTCAGAGTTGCAAGTATTACTAAACTATTGACAATTTACACTGTATTAGTATCCAACCAAGATTTGGATGAAAAATTAACAGTAACATCAAAGAAACTAGTCAACACCAAACTAACTCAAGGAATGAAATTAACTAGAAAAGAGTTAATCAATATGGCTTTGATTAGTAGTGATAATGTAGCCGCTGTTACTTTGGGCGAGAACTATCCGGGAGGATCAAGCTATTTTGTTCAGCAAATGAATTTTCATGCTAAAGAGTTGGGTATGACTAATTCTGGATTTGTTGAACCTACCGGGTTGAGTGCTATGAATTTTAGCACAATATCCGATATTGTACATTTAACCAAAGCCGTTAGTGAGTTTGATATAGTACAACTAGCCGCACAGTCAAATAAACTTATCACTAACCCAGATGTACCTTCATCAAAGAAGAAGCAAAAGCCCACTAAAGTGAGCAAGCAAAACTCAATAGTTAATAATCCCACAAGTGTCTTTTTTGGGCGTGAGGGTTTGATGGCTATTAAAACAGGGTTTACCAATGCCGCAGGGTTCTGCATTACTATGCTAGTCAGGGCAAATGGTAAGTTGTACAACATAGTAGTTTTAGGTGCTAAGACAAAACAAGAACGACAGCAACTAGTTGAAAAAAGTTTGAAGTTAATTTATAACACATAATATTAGTATTTTATGCGTTGTGTATAAATACATTTATAATGTTACACTTCATCAAAGACCTCACACACCAATTACTAAGTTTCATTAAAGATGATCCTGTACGCCCTGAAATCCCTGCTGATTTTAGAGTCAGTAATGGTCGAATGGTAGCGGCATTAACTGATGAGTTTGAAACTAATCCTGAAGCAATGGTGTGCATTAGTTTTCATGATTTTGTCCCTCAAGATGTAAATGATTTGAATAGTACTACTGTAGTTCCTACTACCGCAGTATTTTATACTATCTGGAGTTACAAGGCAGGCAAGGGTAGAGAGCTATTAATTCAAGCTGTGCGTGAAATACAAAGGTCACATCCTAGTGTCACTAGATTTGTAACATTGAGTCCTAAAACTGAAATAGCTAGACGGTTCCATTTAAAGAACGGTGCTATTGTTTTCCGTGAAAATGTTGATACTGTCAATTACGAATACGCACAACCAGAAGCTAAAGAAACTGCACAATAAATAGTGTGTGGATATAAAATACTTCTATCAAAATAATCAATACAATAACAAACATGAGGTTATTATAACCTCATTTACCAATGCGGTTTCTAAAATCATTGAATTACCTGATACTTTAGAGGTTTGTTTATATCCCTTACCTGATAACGTGTATGGTGGAATAGATGCATTACATGTAAACCGTATAGGGATCAATTACGATTTACCATTTGAACGTATACCTAAAATACTAACACATGAATTGATTCATGTAAATCAAAAACATCTAGGATACTTAAGAATCAATTCTAAAGGAATGTGCTATTGGCACGGAATCCCGTATACTAGCAAATTACCTGAGGACATGACACATCAAGAATATACTAATTTACCTTGGGAAATTGATGTAGAAATGAGAATAAAAGATATTTATTCTAGGGCCCTAGGGTTAGTGACAGTTGACAATTAATCACTTTGGGACTATAATTAGTCTTTGCTCAATAAAGGTGATTATGAATAAAGTACAATCGTATAAAATCAAATACACACCTATAAAAGGTGAAATGAAAGCAAACAGACGCAAAATTAATAGTACTCTATACTGGGTAGAATATAGTTTCGATATTCACGATATGAGCAAACTATTAATGAGTACTAGCAATTTAAACGAAAAGTATATACTTATGGACCTGCTAGATGTAGCAGAGAGAAAGAAAAACTGGCATTTCAGACAAGAAAACTTTAATCTTAGCAAAGCAAGCGAATTGCTTCAAGCATTAATAAAGATTCACGGTTGACAAAAAGTAAACGAAAGTAGTACACTTTTTGAGTACAAAAGTACTCATTTTTGAGTACTAGGTGCTTCAAAATCGATAGAATTATTGGAAGTGAATACTGATAAGCAAGTAGCGAAATTATCCTAAGTTAGTACTAACTAACTTACAGAATAGCCGAAATTTGACAATAAATGGACTTTCCTGTATAATTCATCTATGAACTCAAAAATCAACCGCAAGCGCAGAACTGACAGAAATCAAGTTATTTACTATATCCAAGATACAGTAACACTTGAGTATTATATCGGTTTGACCGCTATGTGCTTTGCAGGTAATGTTCGTAAGACACTAACCCGTCGTATGCAGAAACATATGCAACGTGCCTTGACAGAAAACAAAAACTGGGGCCTGTCACATGCTTTACGTGAACGAGGTGCCGAGCGTTTTATATTCGGAGTCGTTGAAGTTATTCGAGGCAAACGTCCTGCTCATGCACGTGAGACAGAATTAATTAACACAATGCAACCAGCATTAAACACATTTGGAGTGAAATAATGAACGAAAGAATTGCAGAATTTAGGAAGCAATGTATTGTACGTGAACAACGTGGTACTAATGCTTTTGACAGTTACATGGTAGATCGTTTTGATACAGAGAAATTTGCCGAGCTAATTATTTTAGAGTGCGCTAAGGTAGTTCTTGAAGATCCAGAAAAGACCGGTGTTCGCATGTACTTTGATGAAAAGATTGCCGCTTATGTAATTAAGAAACATTTTGGGATGTGATTATGAATAAAGATATTGAAAGCCTTTTTAAACAAGCCAGTGGTTATATTGAAATTGATGAGAATGGTAATCGTTTCACTTATACCTATGACTTTGACCCTGAGCAATTTGCTAATTTGATTATTAAAAATTGTATTCAAACATTAGTCAATCATGGGTATACTGATGCGGCAACTGTTTTAGAAAAAGAATATGCCGAAGATTGGCAACCTTATAAATTTCCGGAGATTTGAAATGGGATTCTTTAGTTGGCAATGTGCAAAATCAAACAAGCCAGTAATGGCAGAAGTTGCTGTCAAAGGTAGTCCATGGCAGTTTGCTAGTGAAGTGGTTGTACTATTTAAAAATGGTGATCGTATTACAGGCACTTATGATGGTTATGGCCGAGTTGACGGATTTGAGATGGTAGACTATCCCGAGGATCGATGGCGAATGGTCATCAAGGATTTCTACGATGGTGAAACATTTGACCAACTATCACAGAACAAATATGATCGTGGTCAAGGTTTCTTTTATAGTGATGAAGAACTTACAGAAGAATTTGGAGTAAAAAATGCAAGCAATTAGTAATTTTGTTATTGTAATGTTGCCCGTTATTATAATGGGTTTGGCAATCTTATTGAAAGATGGTTTCTGATGAAATTTACTGATACTATTCAATGGGTAGGTGCAGTCTTTATTATCATTGGACATATTTGTAATGCGATGGGTCCTAGTGTATACCCCTACAACATTGTAGCATTCACGTTGGGTACTATTGCATTTATGACATGGACTATTCTTGTAAAAAATCGTCCACAATTAGTTGTCAATGTAGTAGCAATCACAACCTGCATTATTGGATTAGTTAACGCCTGGGTATAAAACCTATAATTAAGTTGACAAAATTCTAAAAGTATAGTATAATATATACTGTAGGAGCCTATGATGACAGAAGAAAAAAAGTTAAAAGTGATTTTTGCTCCGGGGTGCTTTGATAGTTTTGATGGCACCCAGGAGGAACTAGATGAATTGGTTCAATCCATAAACCAAATGGTAGAGAATCCTGATGAGTTGATGGCTAATTCTAGGGAAGTAAATTTGGATGAATTGGATGATGAGTTGCTGGAAGTCTTAGGTAGCCAGCTTGAAAAAATAATGGATGATTCTGACAGAAAGTTACACTAATGCCTTGGATTGAAAATGTAGCCGCCGCTGATATACCTACAAGGTTCCATCACGAGGCTGGAGAGAATAGTATGCTGATCAGCATTGTTGATCCAGCAAGCTGGCGTCCTACTCCTGCCCACAAGTTCAAAGAACAACATAACTTTGAATTCTTGGATGTAGAAGAAAAAGACGAAGTATTGGAAGAAGAAATGAAGTGTAGCCAAGAACAGGCTAATGAACTTGTTCGACTACTCCAACATGCCAAAGATAATAGAATGAATGTAGTGGTTCATTGTTATGCAGGTATCTGCCGCAGTGGTGCAGTTTGTGAAGTTGGTGTCATGATGGGCTTTGAGGACACTGGCAGATTCCGTAGTCCTAACTTACTGGTTAAGCATCGCATGATGAAAGCATTGGGTTGGACCTACGATGAAAATGAAAAGCCAAACATTGATGATTGGCGAACATTTAAGAATTGTTGAAGAATGTGAGAAATTCAAAAATGAAAGAAAAAGAAGAAATTATACATGACATGTGTTTGTCATATCGCCATGATTATGGTTTAAGAAAAGAGCCAGGTGAACCAAATTGGACAGCAGGCATGACTGAGCAGGATGCCAAAATGCTTTACAAAACAATGGAACAAATATATAATAACAACATTGAACCTTTTCTTGAACATTATAAAAATTTAGCAGGAGTTAAAAATGCACCTAAGTCACGTAAACGAAGCATTCGATCATAAAATTACCAGTGGTTCCGAGCATTGCTGGGCTTGCTATCCAGACGCACGATACTTGGATTATGAAAGTGATTTTGCTCATGTGTCAGTTTTGTACAGCACAGTTTCACAAGAGATTTATTCAGCCGATGTTTCTGTTAAACGTGAAGCATGGGATGAAGATAAAAAACCATATCGTTGGTTGAATTCTGAATACAAACACTTGTATTATGCTGAGGCAGAAAAACGCAATATTCATCCTAACAAAGCATGGGATGATACTGATTGGGTTGATTTAGAAGTTGAGGAAGATTTCTTAGAAAAAGCTACTGCTATTTTTAATGGGCAACCTTTTGATAATCGTGTTCAAGTTCCGTTGGATCTTGATGATGATTTAATTATTCACTTGGCAATGGAAGCACATAAGCGTGATATAACATTAAATAAAATGGTTGAAGAAGTATTGCGTAATGTGATTAAAATGCATGACCGGAATTTATAATGAATTATATACTAAATGGAATTTTTGTTTGGATAAAAGATGACTTTAAATCTAATAGAGTTCGCTTTGTTGTTGAGCTTCTTGCATGGGCTATTAGTGTGGGTTGCAGTATTACTATGGCACTCACAGTCCCCACTCCACCGCTTCTTACTCTTTATCCCATTTGGATCCTTGGTTGTGCTATGTATGCTTGGTCTGCTTGGACTAGGAAATCTTTTGGCATGCTCGCTAACTACCTTCTGTTAACTACTATTGATACTGTTGGATTGATAAGGATGGTTGTATGACAAAATCTTGGACAATTGAATTACAGGAAGATCCCGAATCGGGTGATTGTATATTAGAGTTTCCCACCGACCTGCTTGAAGAAACGGGATGGAAAGAGGGCGATACTTTAGAATGGAATGATAATAAAGATGGATCATATACTATGACAAAAAAAGAAACACAATGGGTACTTGTTGAATGCGTGAGTACATTTCGTCAACGCTATATGGTTGAAGTGCCCACAGGCATTGATAATTATGGTAAAGATAAAAGTGAATGGGCACTAGATACAGTCACAATGCAAGAAGCAAAAGAATTTAGTCAGCAACATATCGGTGAACAAATTGTTAGCCATCGTGTTGTCACTAAGGAAGAAGCCTTGACTTTGTGTGACAAAGATAATGACTATACCACTTCTTGGAATGAAGAACAAAAAGTAAATGCATTTTTTACATCATGGGAAGAACAAAATGGCGACACCGATTGAGATGACACACGTTAGAACCGGTATTATTAAGAATGGATATATTGGTTTTAGCTACAGCTATTTTTTCTTAGGCATTTTTAATTTAGGATGGATAGTTCCTCTGTACAGGGGAAATCTAGTCATGTCATTAATTTGCTTAATATTTCATTTATTCACCATGCCGTTATGGATTTTGACTGCATTGTTGTTTGGGTTATTCTTTAATAAATTTTACACATTAAGATTGATTGAAGAAGGTTATAGATTTACTGATAGTGATGAAGAACTTGTATCTAGAGCAAAAACAATTTTGGGAGTAAAATAATGAACATTTACACTACATGGGCTGATAAAGATTGGGACAAGTTTAGTAATTGGCTATCGGGTATATTGAAAACTGAAATTGTAACCGTTACCTTTACTAAAAAGGATGGTACTGAGCGTGTTATGAAGTGTACATTGGAGCCTAGTAAACTACCTGTTGTTACAGTAACAGAAGATAAAAAACCACGCAAAGAAAGCACTACATCAATGCGTGTATTTGATTTAGATAAAAATGAATGGAGAAGTTTCACTGTTAAAAATGTGAAACACATTTCAACCGTGATTGGTTTAACTGGAGAGGAACATGATAAAGTATGATGATAATGTTCAAGTCACTTGTGTGGACAACAACCAAACTGTAACTGCTGAAATATTAGAATTTAAACCTCAAATGATTTTGACTATCAGTCTGGATAGAAAAATCAAATTAGTGTTAAAATATGTAACCAAAAGTGATGAGTATCACGGTGAACTATATGGTAGGACTTTTATAAGTAAAGGTCCTAAAGGTCGTCACTACTCAGTTGGTAGAGGTTGACAATAAATACCATTTGTGTTAAACTTATGGTATTATGAAAAAAGTTATATCTTTCACCGTTGAACAGCCCAAACATCGGGCTCACCGTGTGTTGTTTCAAACCAACACACCTTTTAAACCTAAGGTTGTAAAAGACAAGACCTTGTACATCCGTAAACCCAAACACCGTAAACTAGAGGAGTAAGTATGAAAGCATCCTGTCCAGTATGTTCAGGTACCGGTCGTGTTCCAGCCGGAGATTCAAAATATAAAAATATAACCTCTGGTTATAACAACGAATCAGATACTTTTAATTGCAATAATTGTGGTGGTCAATATATGTTTGGTAGACCTTCAGGAAAAGTGCATACACGCCCGGATGGCTCTCCTTGTAAACATGAATATAAAAGTGCCACAGTAGGTCGTTGTTTAACTGAATACACTTGCATTCATTGTTTAGACCGTTACCAAATCGATTCCGGTGATTAAAAAGGTTTATATTTATGGCGGCAATTTCGTTCAGTTTATTTAAAAATTCATGCGAGGATCGTGGGTATACCGATCGGGTTTATGAAGAACAAAGTAATTGTGTCCTTTACACCAACAATGGTGTAAAATGCGAGATAAAAAAGAATCACTACACAATAGGTTGGCTTGCAAGACCTGAAGATGTTGTGGAAATGCGTAAGCAAATTCTTGCTCAGGGTTTTACTGAAAAAATCGGCAAGCGTTCCGAAAAGCGCAAAGATGCAAAAGACTTTATGAACATTCCTTTTGACGGGGATGTACTTGAAAACTTTTGGATCATTGTTGGAACCATTGAAGCTATTGAAACTATTGTACGCAAGGTTCGTGGACAAGCAATCAAACCTATTCCTCGTGAAGTATCCGAGCGTGATATCTTTAAAAAGATTGCCAATCGTTTTCGTTACTTCATCGATAATGAAGATGGATTCGGTTTAGAGAATGCCCGAGCGTTGCTTGAGGGTGATAGTATTGACCATTTAATTACAATTGGGGAATCGGTAAAACGCACTAAAGAAAATACATACCGTGAACATATTGTACCTTGTATTTTGATTTATAATCAAGCAGTTACTATGACTATGGAAAAAAGTAGTGTAACCGAAGTGGCACAAATGATTAAAAATAATTTGGCTATTGTATTGATTACCAATGAGGAGGCTGAATTGCTGGATAACGAATTGGATATGCAAACTAGTATGCCGGAAGGCTGGAAGTTCGGAGATAGCGTATTTGCTAGGTTAGATGTTGCAAAAATACAACTAAAATAACATACCCAAAATTTGACAATAAATGGATTTGGTGCTACAATAGATACTTAGACAGTTAAATAAAGGACTACGA